GCGATGGATTTAAGCGATGAAATCCAAAGAGACAGAGAAAACGAAGAAATTGAAAAAGACAAAGAAGCGTTTTTGAAAAAGCACCCTGACATTGACCTAAACGAGCTTTTAGAGTTCTACAATGAAGAAATCCCAAACCGCATTAAAAAGCAGATTGACAAGTTAGAAGGCGAGGCGTTTTTTGAATCGGTTTTAGATTATTTCAACGCGCTTAATGCTAAGCCTGAAGAAGGACAGAAAGAAGAAGAAAAAAACAACCTTCCTAAAGAAGCGTTAGGTAACGGCGTTAGCGGTGTAGGATACGCTAACAATGAAAACATCATGACAAGGTACTAAGGAGCGATCACATGTTAGAAAAACTCAATAACATCAATTTCAACAACATTTCCAATAATCCTAATTTAGGGATAGAAATCGGTAGGGAAATCCAAAACGCAAGCTGGGTAAAAAGCCCGTTTTTTAGCATCACAGGCACCGGTGCGGATCGTGGGATTAGACTTTTTAGCGTGGCTAACCAACAACCATTCCGTCCAAGAATTAAAGCGCAATTGACCGGTAGCGGTGTAAGCGGTAATACGGATTTTGAGGCGAATTACGACAATTTAGAAATCTTAAGCCAAACGATCTATCCGGACGCTTTCGGTAATTCCTTACGCTCCAAGATCAAAGCTTACAGCGAATTAGAACGCATTGATTTCATTAAGGAAAGCGTGGATAGCTTGACCACATGGATGAACGAAGAACGAGATAAAAGGATCGTTGCGAGCTTGACTAACGATTTCACTAATTACCTTTACAACCAAACGATGAACGTAGCCACGATTAGAAAAGCGATTTTTCACGCCCGAAACGGCTTAAAAGAAAACAACGCTAAAGCTTTCCCGATTAAACCCGTTAGAGCGAGTATGCAAAGCGTGGGTAACGTGATCGTGCAAAATACTAGCTACATTATCTTTTTGGATAGCTATCAGGCTAACCAATTAAAAGCTGATAGCGAGTTTAAAGAATTACGCAAGCTTTACGCCTTCGCAGGCGAAGATAAAGGCATGCTGTATAGCGGGCTTTTGGGTGTTATTGATAATTGCCCGGTGATTGATGCGGGCGTGTGGAATAAGTTGAATGTGGGCATGCCCAATTCTACCGTGAGCGATAGCGATTTTTCACGCTATGTGAATAAAGCCAATGTTAATAACATTGTAACGCCTAGCCAACTCAAAGAACAGCTTAAATCCCCTAAAAGACAAAATGCTGAAAACAAAGAGATCTCGATCGGTTGCTTGATCGGCGCTAGCGCGGTGTTATTAGCAGGTTCTAAAGAAACGAGGTTCTATATTGATGAAACCGTGGACGCGGGCAGAAAATCATTAGTGGGCGTGGATTGTCTTTTAGGCGTGTCTAAAGCCAAGTACCAAAGCACGGATGGAGTCCTAACGCCTTATGATAACCAAGATTTTGCCGTGATCGGTTTAGTGTCTAACATGGAGTAAGAAAGGAAAAAAGAAAATGAAACAAAAAGTCCATAGCGTGAGCTATCTAGCAAAAGCGGAATTTGAATTCAAAAACGGCGTTTATGATTTAGTGGCTTTGCCAAGTGGCGCTGAAGTGGTTAAGGTGAGTGTGGAAGTGGTTGGTAATCCTACGACTGGAAATATGAATGTTGGCTTCAAAGATGAAACCAACAAAAACTATTTTTTGACTTTAGAAAACGCTCAAACCAGTAAGACCGCCACGAGCGCGAAAGACTACACGGCTACGAGTAGTAAGGTCGTCGTGGCGGAAGTTAAAAACGCTAACAGGAGCGATGTTAAAGGCGTTTTGAGAGTGTTATACTTTTTGCCAAGCGTGATTGAAGTAGAGTATTAAATAATTTAAGCATTTTTGAAATGTTTTGAAATGTTTAAAAATGTTTTGAAAATTAAGAAATGTTAAGAACGCTTGAAAACTTTAAGAAAGGTTAAAAAATGTTTTTTAAGAACTCTTTAAACGATCCGAACTATTTCAAACCTGAAAACGCTAATAATACGCAAGCGCTAACACGAGAAAGCATGCCGAAAAACTTCGGCTTGTTGAATTATTCTAAAACGAGTTATAGCGATTTTGTGAATCATTATAAGCCAGTAGAAACGCCTAGAGCCTCTAAATTTTCTAACTTCATGGAGAGCGTTGGAGGTTATGGAGGTTTAGGAATGTTAGGAGGAGTGATCGGCGGATTAGGAAGCTTGATCGTAGGAGCGATTAACTACAGCGAGCAGAACAAGAACGCTAAAGAAAGCGCGAGAATGGCTAAAGAACAGTTTGAATTGGAAAAACAACGCTACAACGCCAGAGAACAGGAACGCTTACAAAATAGGGAAGCGATCGATACCATCGCTAAAAATAACGCTGATATTATGACAAGGTTTTGACAAAACATAACCCTTAAAACCATGCCTTGATTTTGCTTAAATAAGTAAAAAGAACAAGGCTTGAAATGGATTTTACAACTTTAAGTAACGATTTTTCTAACGACTATCAAAAGGCTTTGATCGCTAACGCTGAATTTTTAGAAGCCAAGAAATACTACAACGGCAACCAACTCCCGCGAGACGTGTTAAACATCATTTTAGATCGTGGGCAAACGCCAATCGTTGAAAACATGTTTAAAGTGATTGTGAATAAGATTTTAGGTTACAAGATAGAAAGCATAAGCGAGATACGATTAAGCCCGAAACAAGAAGAAGACAGAGCCTTAAGCGATTTACTCAATAGCCTTTTACAGGTTTTCATCCAACAAGAAAACTATGATAAAGCCATGATAGAACGGGATAAGAACCTTTTGATCGGTGGCTTAGGAGTGATCCAATTATGGATGAATGAAGATAAGGAAAAAAATGTAGAAATTGATATTAAAGCCTTAAAACCTGAAAGCTTTGTGATTGATTATTTTTCTACCGATAGGAACGCGCTAGATGCGAGGCGTTTTCATAAGATGCTAGAAATCACGGAGCAAGAAGCCTTATTATTGTTTGGTGAGAGCGTGATAGTGAATTATTCTAGCGTGAATCACGAAAGAATAGCGAGCGTGATTGAAAGCTGGTATAAAGAATATAACCAAAATTCGCAAAGCTATGAGTGGAATCGGTATTTATGGAGCCGAAACGCTGGGATTTATAAAGCAGAGCTAAAGCCTTTTAAAAACGGCGCATGCCCTTTTATCGTCTCCAAGCTATACACGGACGAATTGAACAATTACTACGGCTTGTTTAGAGATATTAAGCCCATGCAAGATTTCATTAACTACGCCGAAAACCGCATGGGGAATATGATGGGAAGCTTTAAGGCGATGTTTGAAGAGGACGCTGTAGTGGATGTAGCGGAATTTGTAGAAACCATGAGCTTAGATAACGCGATCGCTAAAGTTCGACCGAACGCTTTAAAAGACCATAAAATCCAATTCATGAACAATCAAGCGGACTTGAGCGCTTTAAGCCAAAAAGCCGAGCAAAAACGCCAACTATTAAGGCTATTAGCAGGACTGAATGATGAAAGCTTAGGCATGGCAGTGAATAGACAGAGTGGGGTTGCGATCGCGCAAAGAAAAGAAAGCGGTTTAATGGGCTTACAAACATTTTTAAAAGCGACGGATGAAATGGATCGCTTGATTTTTAAGTTAGCGGTTAGCTTTATTTGCGAGTATTTTACCAAAGAACAGGTTTTTAAGATCGTGGATAGGAAAGTAGGCGATCGGTATTTTAAAATCAATTCTAGCGACGATAACAAGATAAGACCGCTTAAATTTGATCTGATTTTGAAATCCCAATTAAAGACCGAAAGCCGAGATGAAAAATGGTATAACTGGAATGAGCTGTTAAAGATTTTAGCGCCTATAAGACCGGATCTAGTGCCTAATTTAGTGCCACTGATGCTAAACGACATGGACAGCCCGATCACTAACGACGTTTTAGAAGCGATACAAAACGCCAACGCTTTAGCTCAACAAAACGCCCAAGCGAATGCGCCTTATAACGAGCAAATCCAAGCCTTGCAAATCCAAAAACTGCAAGCTGAGATTTTGGAATTACAGGCTAAAGCGCACAAATACACCGAACAAGGAGCGTTATCCCAAACCACGAACGAAAGCGAGAAAATTAACCAAGCGGTAGCGATTAGCGAAATGCAACAAGAAAACGCTAATAACGATAATAACACCGAAACGAGCGCCAACAAGCCAAAAAAGAAACTCAAAACGAGCGATAAAACGACATGGCGAAAATACCCGAGCGCACAGAATTTAGACTATTGAAAGGCTAGAAAATGCTAAACAAGATTTTAGAAATGTTAGGGATAAGCGTTTTAGTTTTAGCGTTAGGGTTTAGCTTTATGGTAGCGGTTTGTTTTTCTTTGGGAGCGTTAGCGAATGGATAAGCAAAGCGTTTTAAAAGAATTAGCGTTAAGGGAATTAGCGAGGCGTGATTTTTATTCATTCTTACGCTTGAAGTGGGAACGATACGAAAATAAGCCGTTTTTGGATAACTGGCACATTAGATATTTATGTAAGGTTTTAGAATGCACGCAAAGCAACACATGCCAAAAAGATGAACTAATTAGGCGTTTGATTTTGAACATGCCTCCAAGCTATGGCAAAACCGAGATTATAGCAAGATGCTTTATAGCGTGGAGTTTAGGGAAAGACCGAACGAAGAAAATTTTTTACATCTCTTATAGTGATGAGTTATGCAGAAAGATCGCCAACCAGGTAAGAGATTTAATGAATAGCTTTTTTTTCAAAAGTATTTTTTTTGATGAACCTTTAGAATTTTTGCAAAACAACTCAAGGGAGTTTATTTTACGAGAGGGCGGCGGCTTGTTTGTAACCACGCTAAAAAGCACGCTTACCGGATTTCATGCTAATCAAATACTCATCGATGATCCTATTAAAGTGAGCGACATGAGTTCTAAAAAAGAAGTCAATAACGTGAATATGAATTTCAAAGAAAGCGTGATTTCACGCTTGCAAGACACCCAATCTAATATAACGATCTTAATGCAACGCTTAGGGAGTAATGATCTATGCGGATTTTTACAGAGCGAGCGGGAGTTTGATACTGAAACGATCCAAAAGTGGAAAATCATACAACTTAAAGCCTTGAACGAAAATAAAGAATTTTACAAAATAAAGGATTTTGAACACACCAGAGAGAAAGACACGCCGTTATTTGAAGCTAAACACAATAAGGAACAATTAGAAGCCTTAAGGTTGCAAATGGGCAACGATGAATTTAGCGCGCAATACCAACAAGATCCAGTCGTTAGCAGTGGTGGGTATTTTGAGCCGGAGTATCTAAAGAAAGTTTTCACGCACGAATTAGGAGAGATGAACACTTATATTTTTGTAGATAACGCCTTAAGCTTGAGCCAGAACGCCGATAACAGAGCGATCGTTGTAGTGGGAGTGGAAAATTACAATGAAAGCGTTAGGTATATCGTTTTAGATTGTTCTTTTGGGATTTGGAGCGAAGAAGATACAATTAAACACATTCTAGCGCACAAAGAAAAATACAAGGACGCTAAAACCTACATTGAGAGCGACGGCGGAGGTTTGGTATTGTATCGTTTGCTTTTAGTGGCACTAGCGAGACACAACCAACAAGCCAAAGAAAATAATAAGGAACTATTAAACGATGAGATCATTTGCTACACACCAAGCCGTAAGATTTCTAAAGTGGATAAAATCAAAGCGATAAGACCTTTTTACAATACGGGTTTTTTGGTGTTTAGTCATTCGGCTAACAACACCGAACAGATAGAAAAAGAGCTTTTTAGCTTCAATCCGGACAAGCCTTTTAAAAAAGATGATTGCATAGACGCACTAGCTAGCACGATAACGCATGAGAGCGTGAAAGCGCCAATAAAGCGAGAAATTAAAGAAAGCTATAACCCAAGACGATACGCTAAACCAACATGGAGGATTTAGCTAAAACTAACCCTTAAAAAAACCGCTTGATTTGGCTTAAATAAGGAAAAAGGAAAGGTTAAGAAATGAAAAATATAAATTATATTAAACATTTTAAAAATATTAAAAACATTAGCAACATTAAAAAAAGGCGTTTAGCGTTTAAAAAAAGAAACGATGAAAGGCTTTTAAAAAATAGAGGTTATAGGGACTTTATAGCGAAAGTCAAAAGCAAGCCACAAAACGATGAGGATTATTTAAAGCAAGTAGAACTTTTATACCTTAATTCTTTAGCGTAAAAAAGGATAACGCATGCAAGAAAGAATCATTAAAGTTATTCCTGGATTGCTGTTTTTGTTTTGTGTTTTGAGTGTTTTAGAATTGTTTTTGATCATTGAAGACATGAACAAAACCGAAAAGCTTGAAAGTCAAATAAAAAAGAATTTAGAAGTGGTAGAAACGATCACCGAGCTATTGAACGAACATTTAGAAGGCATGCAGTTAGAAAAGCCTGAAATCAAAATATTCAAGAATAAGACTAGGTGATGCAACATTCTTTAATCTTAGCGTTTGAAATCTCTAAATTAATGCCGTATATTTTGGTGGGATTGATCGGCTTGATTGTGGGCGTTTTGTGTGTGTTTAGAAGCATAAGGAACGAGGTTTTTAAGAATAGGATGGAGAAAGCGATGTATTTTATTCAAGGCGTGGGGAGTAGCATGTTAATTACATGGATAAGCTACGAAATCACGGATTATTTTTTTCAATTGCCGCAAAGCTTGTGCGTAGCGATCAGTGGAGGCGTGGGCTATTTAGGAGCGGAGAGCTTGAGCACTTTAGCGTTAGAGAGTCTAAAAAAAAGGTTGTAAAATGGAATTAAATTTTTTAGAAAACGCCTTGAATAACGGCGATTTCAAAGAGCAAGTGTATAGCAGTTTAGAGGGGATTTATCAAATTTCAAAGGTTTTAAACCAGTTAGAGATTTTAAATAACTTTAACCAATACGATTTACAAATTATAGAAACGATTGCAACCATTAAAAGCAAGTTAGCGCACTATAAAAACAGCGAACAGGAACTAAAGGCTAAAATTGACGCTTTGGTGATTGGAATAGAAGCTAAAAAGCAAGAATTAGAAGCGCGCTTGAATGTGGAACTACAAAAAGCAACCACGAGCGAGATAGTAAAGCTCAACGAAGCAGGAAATACGCTAAAAACTAATCTAATAACCGAACTCACTCAGGCTAAAAATACTTTAGCGCTGGCGTTAGAAAAGTTGAAAACAGCCACGCAAAGCCTACTAAACACGCCAAGAATGCAAGGCGTTAATATGAAGTTTGTAGGAATTTATGTTTATGGGCGTCAAAGTTTTTTCAAAAATGAAAGCGATGAGTTTAGAGAATTGTTTGAATTTACTAGTATCACGCTAAAACATAGTAAAAGTTATATCGTGCAATTTAGCATGCCTTATGAATTATCCACGAATGGGATTTACAGCGAAAGCATGGGTGAAATGGTATTATGCTTGAAAGTGAACGATAAGGTCTATCCGATCATCAATAGCTTTTATCAAAATAAAACCGTTAATTTAACGAGTAGCAATAAAAACATAGGCACTTATTCAGTAAATAGTCTATTCAAAACGCCAAGCGAAGAAGTGGATTATAAAATAGCGGTATTCGCGCGAAAGCATAAAGACTTATGGGTGAACGTGAATTATACCTCTAACACGTACGGTTTTGAAGCGAGCTTTTTAAATAACGCCAAATTTGTTAACCACACCACGCAAAGCCTACCGAAAGATTATAATAATGACTGGTTGTTTTACAAACATTCTCAAGCGTTAGTTTATGAGATCCTTCAATAAGCTTTTTATTTTGAAGCTTTTATTTTTAGCGTTTTGTGTTAGCGTGTGTTTTAGCGCATGCGCTAAAAAAATAATCTATCACGAGGTGAAAGTGCCGATTAAATGCGATATTGAAATACCAACACGTCCTAGCGAACATTTAGAAACTTTAGAATACTTACGAGCGTTATTGATTTATACGGAAACGCTAGAAAACGATCTAAAGTTTTGCACCAAACATAACCCTTAAAACCACGCCTAAATTTGGCTTAAATACCAAGAAACAAAGGAAGTTAATGTATTTAGTCCTATTAGAAAGAAAATACGATTTAAAACCACTTGTAAGGAAAGACAAGAAAGAAAGCGGCATGTTAGGTAACTTTAGAGTGTTTGAAAGCACGCACGATCAAGGCGCAAGCGATGAAGCGATAGTTAAACACTACGAAAAGAAAGACGCCTTATTTAGTTGCTTTTCATTAGAAAACAGCGGAGAACCAACGGACACGCCCAATTTAGATAAACCGATCGTAGCGAGAGATTACGAATTAGCATGGAGCGATACGAGTTGCACGGTGCCTAAAGAATACCAAAATAAAAAATGCGATAACCAACGCCATGAAGTGTTACAACTTATTGATCCCAATAATAAGGATTTCAAAAACCGAAAAATTTTGATCCATGTAGGAAATTCCGCGCATGATACTTTAGGGTGTGTTTTGTTAGGGAAGCAACACGATGAAGAGATGATTTATAAGAGCAACGAAGCGGTAAAAAAGTTTTTTGATTTAGTCAAAGATAAGGGCGTTAAGAATTTTTTGTTTAAAGTGATCGATAAGGCTTAAAAATGGATACAACCCGATTCGTAAGAAATTTTCTTTTATTCAAAGAAGCCTTACAAAAACAAAATTTTAATAACAAAGAACTCAACACCACGAGCATGCAAGCAGCCTTACAAAGCGAGCAGTTAGCTTTAAACGAGCAAACGCAAAATTTGCAAAGCGAGCAAGTGAGAGCAAAAATGCAAATAGACTTTTTAGCGATGCAAGCGAACTTACAAAACGCCAAAGCCGAAACGCTTAATAAGCTTATCCAGTGCCAAGCGATGCTAAAAAGCCTAAAAGATAACGCCATGATCAACCGAGCGAACGCATTTGTGAGCTTATTACAAGTGCAAGCGAATGCGGCTAATACGATCACATTTCACAATTTTGAAACAGCGTTTAAGATTATCGCGCAAATCGGCAGTGAATACGATCAACTTAATTTAAATGACAATAGGAGCGTTGCCGTGAAAGGAAAAGAACAAACGAACGAACTTAAAATGATTTTGAATAATTTGAGTAAGGAATTAGAAAAACTAAACGAACAAAGCGAGGTTAATTCTATACAGGTTTTTAGCGATAAATTAGAAGTGTTGAAAGACACGCCTACAAGGTTATGGGGATTTAGCACTTTGTCTAACGCTAACGAGGGCTTTTATAATGAAAATAACGAACAATTAGCGAGCGGTGGCGTGTGTTTATTTAGGAGCGATAAGGTAGGAAAGCACACAATCACCTTTAAAGCGAGCAACAATAAAACCAGTTTAGCTAAAAATATCACTATTAGCGTGATCGCTAACAAACTCAAAGAAAGGACTAACTAATGGCTTATTTTGAAAGCATCACAGCAGGCAGAGGCGGACTAGATAGTTTTAATCAAGCGTTGAATAACCAACGATACGCTAATTTGTTGCTTAATGAAAGCATGGGCAATTTTGCGAACACGATAGCGAATGCAGGAAGCCTTTTTGATAACGCTAAGATAAGAGAGGAAGCGTTAAAGTATCAAAGAATGCGAGATTTAGCTAATGATAAGAAACAAGCCGAAGCGTTTGACTTGCAAAAAAGACAAGCCGAGCAAAGCATGGATTTTGCTAAAAGACAGCAGGTCATGAATGAAGAAGTGCACAAGCAAAACAAACACTTGAATGATCTCAAAGCGCAAGCGCTAGCGCAAGAAAACCGGTTCAATAAACAGCAACAAGACTGGCTAATGAAAGCAACACCAAGCACTAAAGCGAGCGTAAGCGTGGGTAATAATAACTCTATGAAAACGCCAACAGCACCGACAACGCCAACCACAAACGCCTTAAACGCACAAGGCACACCAAAGCCTAAAACGATAAGCAAGGAAGAGTTTAAAGCGATTTACGCTAATCCTATGTTTAAACTTCATTAATGCCTCATGGCTTGATTTTTAGGGTGTTTAGGGGGGTCATTCCTTATCTTATCATCGTTATTTTGTTAGGTTTATGCGCTAATCTAAAAACTAAATTAGTGTTAGCGAACGAAAGGCTAACCACTAATGAAGCGCATCTGATCAAACAGAACGAAGTTATCCAAAAAATGGAATTAGAAAGCCAACAATACAAGGCTAACAAGCTTTTAGAAATAACCAAAACTAAAGACAAATACCACAAAATCATCATTAAAGACCACACATGCGAAGCGAAGTTGAAAAGCCTTGAAGCCTTGATTAACGCATTTAAAAAACATAACCCTTAAAAGGTTTTAAAACTTTTTATAGAATGCTTGCTAAAGATAGCAAGGAGTGAAAAAATGAAACTCTACAACAAGATCCAAGAACTCATTAACGAAAGCGAAACGCTCAAACAAAAAAATAATGAAGTGTTAGAATTAGCGAGAAACGAATTAAGCGGGTTAGTCAAAGAAAAGGCTAATGAAAATTTAGAAAGCTTAAAAAACACCTTTAAAGGCTATCTAAACGGCGAATTAGTGGAAATTCCTTTAGTGGTAAAAAAAATGTTAAGGAACTTGTGAATAAGCAAGCGCTGATCGCAGAAGTTAGAAACGAATTATTAAGCCAATTTGATAAGCAAGCGATCACTAACGACTTAAAGCTTGAACTAAAAAACGAAATTAAAACCACGCTTAAAGAGATTTTACAAGATAGAGAGCTACAAAACACGCTACAACAGGCTAAAAACGAAATCATAACCGAAACCACGAGCCAAACCACAAACGCCTTAACAAGCAAGATTTTAGGGATTTTAGAAACAAAATTGAACGCTATCACGGAAAGCGTGATTAAGAATTTAGATTTTAGTTTTTTGAGCGCGCAACCGAAAACGTTTTATGGCGTGATTAACGAAAATTTGAAAGCAATGTTTTTAAAAGAACTTGAAAGCGAGTTTTTAAAAAATTTCATTAAAGAGAGCATTGATAACGCTTTAAGTGAAGACGAGAGACTCAAAGCGCTTAAATTAGCGGAATTAAAAGCGTTATCCTACTTGCAAACTGTGCAAGAAAGCTACAAGGTGAAGTTAATGCAAGACGCTTTATTGCTAGAAGCTCAGAATCTAAATAACAAAATGAAAATAGAAAATGAGATCGCTTATAATCTGAAGCGTAAAGAATTGATACAAGAAGGCAAGCTAGACGATGAAGCGTTTCAAAAAAACATTTTCAAAGTGATCTAAAAGAAAGGACAAAACAATGGCCAACGAAAAAACCGAAAGCGAAATTTTTGAAGAACAGCTAAAAAGCCTCTACCAACCGCTAAAACAAGAAGCAAAGAGCGAAGCAGTGGCTAATAATCAAAATTTAGCTAATCAAAATTTAGAAAATTTAGCTAATCAAAGCGTTAAGGATTCAGAAGCTGAGCCGTCTTATCTCTCTACCGGGATCGCTTATTTGGATAACAAGATCAAAGATAGAAGTATCACGGCGTTTGACTACTACATGGCTAAAAAGTTTTTAGGAATGGATCTAAACGTCAATCTAAACGGAAACTTGAATCTAAAAACCGAAAATAAAACCAGACTAGCGAGCATTAACAAAGCTACACAGGATATTTTTGATGATATTAAGGCGCTTGATTTAGGAAATGATCTTATCCAAAAAGCGCAAGAACACAGCGGACTAATCAATCAGGTGAAGCTATGGATCAACCACAAAACAAGAGGATTAAAAGGCGTTGATTACGATTTAGCTAAAACCGATAACGCTAGGATCAGTTACGCTAACAGAGTGGCTAAAACGCAGGCGCAAGGCGGACAAGTAACGCAGAAAATAAGAGATGAAGCCAAAGCGATGACCGTATGGGGTGCTAGAAGCAAGGAAGAAAACACCGCAAGGATCTCACAAACGCAAGAAGTGCTATTGAACTCTTTGAAGAAAAACATGCAAATGTTAGAGAGTTTGGGCGGTAATGTGTCTCCGTTAATGTTAGCTAAAATCAAAGAATACCAAAACAAAGCTAACTACATTAACGAGACAAGCGGAAAAATTGATCTCAAAAAATATAAAACCTTAAGGAATGAAAGCCAATAATGGAAGAAGAAAAAAAAGAAAACGAAGCCCTTTCACAAATAGATCTTAAAAGAGCGGTTAGAGAAGCTTATGAGGACACTTTAGCCACGCAAGGCGAGATCGCCGCTAAATTTAACATAAGCCGACAAACGCTTAACAAGTGGGCGAATCAAGGCGAATGGACGAGTAGGAAAATTTTCAATGAAATAAGAGCGATGTATGAAACGCTAGGCATGAGCATTAGAGAACTAGCGAAAAAATACAAAATGAACGAGAATTATTTAAGATACATTAAGACGCGCCAAGCCTGGATGAAAAGAAAGATCACGAAGGACTTAGAAGAAAAAGAAATTAAAGAAATTCTAGGCGATAAATTGACCGAAAAAAACATGGATTTATTTTTAGACACGAAAAAAGAAGAAGTGAAAGAAGTCTTAAAACAAAGCTTAGATCACTTGAACTTAGATCCGATCGTTTTAGAAGCGATCACAGAAACCACGAGCGACGAATTATTATTAAAAGCGATGAATACCGCTTACATCAAAAAACAGATCTTATTTTGTGCGGTGGTGGCTAGAGGTGAGCTTATTAAAATGATTAAGCGATCGAGCTTGACTAATAACGAAAAGGATAGCGCTAATATTATCGTAGCGGCTGAGAAAGTTTCTAAATTATTCATTGATGCGGGCGTTAGCTTGTTTGGGAAAGAGCAGATCCAGGTTGTGGAAAGCAATCAAAACACTAATTTAGCGCAAATGAACATGAGCGATTTATTAGCGTTAGCTAGTAGTAGCGTGAGCGATGATATTAGCGATACTGCGAGCGGTGTTGATGCTGGCGTTAGAATTAGCGAGGATAATTTTTAG